TTATTTCAGCCTCTTTATCGTTTTCAATAGAACACCGACGATCGCATAATCGCTATAGGACTTCACGCTGCTATCTGAATCTAATGAGATATTTGTAAACAACAAGTCGTCGTCAGAAACAAAAACTCGCCTTAAACATATTGGGTAATTTTTCAGCTTAACCAGGACGATGTCCCCATCACAAAATGGCTCCTTGAGGGAGATCACACAATACGTTCCGCGGTCTAATTCAGGCGACAGTGAATTATTCGTTATCTCTGCCACAAACAGCGAATCGTCCGTCATGTCATCGACTTCTGTCGTATAGGTATCTTCCGCTCTGATCGTGTTGGCCAGAAAACGCTCTACATCGCTGTAGCTAATGAGCGGCAGCGATCTCACATTGTGTTTGGCCTCCCCTGTGACGCTTAAATCCTTGTCAGTCAGCTCCCCTACTTTTACGCTGAAAAATTCACCAATGGACGCAAGCGTGGCGATCGTGGGATTCCCCACCCCTTTCCTCAGATTATTGATGGTGGCAATACCTATCCCTGTTTCGCTGCTCAACCGACTGGCGTCAATCCCGTGCATGCGCATGAGGTAAGTGAGGTTTTCACCTATCATTTTCAATGACATACCATTTTCTTCTGATATTTTAATGTTGTTTGGTTGCATTATAATGTTTTAAACCTATACTTTAGCGTCATTAAAGTGAATTAAAAACATTAAACCACTTCCAAGGTGGAAATGACAATGATCCTGGGCGAACGACGGACGAAAAACACAAAAAACCTATTGTAATAAAATGATTTTATTGCAAATCATCGTTCTTGATGAACGTGACTGGTTTTTTATTGAAATGATTCAGTTTACTTATAAAAAGCTATCTAAGCAGGCTAACTCATATCCCGTTCATCAAGCTTCAGAGGCGCTTGACAACGCCCGGGATATCTTCATCGCATTCACGCCATAGCTGCCGCGGGAGAAACCTAAGATACTGATCATTAACCTCGCAGCAATTTAGTGCAAGAAAGCCCACCTGGAGAGCAAACCGCATCCCGGTTTAATTTTAAACGAAATGAGATGAATGCCTTATTCAGCGCTCATAGAGCGACTATTGCCCAACACTCGGGATTTTTTCTCCATCAGAACGCGAAGACGCGGCATCAGCGCCCGTAGCACTGAGTTCCGGCGCATACCTGCGTTGAGCAACATTATGCCAAGAACGGCGACCAGAAAGGTGGCGCCGGGCCTCCAACACCAGGGAGCCCCGGCCCGACGCCACCGCCTGCCTTACGTATTGATTTTTAAGGGTGAAAAATGCAGGCTGCGGGAATGATCACGCCCTTTGAAGATTCACGCGCGAAGTGAGCGGGGAAAATGCAGGCCACTGGCCAAACGTAAGAAAATGATTCTGCGGCAGGCTTAGCCCCCCGTAGCGCAAGCAAGAATGAACGCCTCATGCAAAATTGCTTTCCCACTCTTGCCAACCCGCCTTCCTCAGGCCAGAATACTGTACATTAAATCAGTATTTACAGGTGAGTCATGTTTGTAGAATTAGTGTACGACAAGCGCAACGTCGCTGGGCTACCCAACGCCGCCGAGATTATTCGCAACGAGCTGGAAAAACGCGTGCATGCGCTGTTTCCTGAAGCCGAAGTGCGCGTAAAACCGATGCAGGCCAACGGCCTGAACTCCGACGCCAGCAAAAGCGATCGTGAGAAGCTGAACCGAATGTTGGAAGATATGTTCGAAGAAGCGGATCAGTGGCTGGTCACGGATATTTGACGGGGAAAAACGGGATTCGCAGGGAGAAGACTCCCACCCAGCGGGAACCCTGCATCGCAGAACGGGCAGTCGTTCTGCCCGAGCCTATCGGTGATAATGCCGGCGCCGATGCAATAGGCGGCCAGAAACCTACTGCACCGGCATTATTTACCTGGCATCCACTTTATTTATGAAGCCGCGTTGGTTTCCGATGGCGTTTCATCGTTTGATACCAGCGCCTCTGGCGGCAACACTTCCACCGCTTCATGCACCGGCATGGTGAGGCGCAGATCGATCCAGCGCCCTTCAGGGATATCCATCGCCTCGCCGGCCACGATCGTTGCGCTACCGATGTCAAAACGACGTTTGCTGATTTTCACCGTAATCACGCCGTCGCTGTCGGTGGCGGTTTCCACAAAGCACAGGCGGTTACCGTTCGCGTCCTGCGGTACTTCGATCGTCCAGCCCTCTTCCGCAAAACCTAACGCGCCGGTGACTTTGTAAACGCCAACTGAAACACGTTCAGCAGATACCCCCGCAGCCTCACTGTTAACAGCCGCATAGCCTGACAGTGCAAAGTCGTCCAGGTAGTCATCAGCCATCTTTTCCGGCGCGCCAGACAACCTGGCGATCGGAGACGCTTTTTTGATGAAGCCATTGGCGTCAACGGTTGTATTTCTGGTGTCCCAAACCCTGGCCCACGGTGCTACAGTGCCGTTTTCATTCGTTCTGTAATGCAGACCAAAATTCCCGCGAGATGCAATCTGAAACGCATAGTTAGCAAGCGATGTATGCGCTATATTGATCCCCATAAACGCCGAGGTAGTGGGGGCTGGGCCATCGTTTGCCGCGGTATTTCCCGCAGTTAAAAACTGCCCCTTCGCTGAAGAAAGCGCTATATCCCACCCAGTATTTACCCCCTTCCCACCTATCCCATAATCCCCAGGCTTTAACGCACTTGCTAGCGTAGCCGCCGCATTGTTTTCACTAACTTTTGCAGCCTTTGCCGAGGCCGCTGATTTATCAGCGGACAACGCGGCTTCGGCGCGCAGGCGATCGACGGTTTGCACAATCTCAGGTGTGATGTCGCTTTCACCTGGACGCCGCAGGAAATCATTGAGCGTACCGGGGAGGGAGTCGGTATAAACCTCTATTGTGCCTACACGCTCTGGTTGAGCACCGTAGACAGATACAATTACCTCGTAGGCACCAGGCTCTACATTAAGCGAATACCGGCCCGTATCATCGGTGACAGATTGCGACTTTGCCAAATTTAACACCGTGGATGATGTTTTCACTGAGCGCATCGTAATAGTTACGCCAGAACGAGAATCACCGTAAGGCCCCTTTAACACCCCGCTGACTAACACCATTATTTATTTCCCCATTAGCAAGTTAATTAATTCATCTTGGCGATCTATTCTTTCCAGCATTTCCTTATTCGCTGTCAATAAAAGGCCAAAAAGCTCAAGTGGATTAAGAGATTTTTTTCCATCGGATAATGTCGTAACACCATTAGGTAATATTTTCTCGACTTCCTGCGCAATCACACCGAAATCATGCGTAGCACCTATAGTTACCCCGCCGTCATAAGTAGTATCTTTAAATTTGTATGACACTGGACGAATTTGACGTATCACCGCCGATGCAGCACCCGGTTCTACGGGATTAATTTTTTCTTTGATTGTTTCGTCTGAATCAAAGAAATTTATTCCCTTCTGAGAACCATCAATTGATACTTCAAGATAACCATTACCAATTGCGGAAAATGCCCGTACTCGTCCAGCAACGGAGTATGATCCAAGAGGTGCGGCGAAAGAACCATCTTGGCGCATTTCAAACTGAGTAACCAACCCGCCAGCCTGATTGGCTATCCGGTATCTAAACCCGCCAGTACCTACGCCTCGGTTATTGACAAGTTCACTTATACCGGTAGAACCATCCCAACCAATGGCAGTGCACGCATCAACGACAATTCCATTAACCCCTTGAGTTTTTACTATCCCGTTTATCAATCCACCAGTTTTCCCATTGATAGTACCCAGGCGATTATCGTTTCCAGCGGCCACAGTGTTTGCGGTAGTACCAACATCACGGGACGCCGAGTTACCGAGGTCGCTTTTATTGGCCTTTTTATCGACTTCTGTTTTATCCGCCTTCAAATTCAATGCAGCGGTAAAACTATTCCAGGCAGGGCCGGTGTAAGTGCTGCCGTCAGGTAACGTCACCGTAATGTTTCCGCTACTGCTGAAGACCTGTTGCCAGTTCTCTTTATCGAAATTCAACCCACGCAAGGCTTTCGCCGTTTCGGTGGCCAGTTGGGCGGTGATGGCGTTCATCGTGTCACGCGGCACGGCACTCCAGGCAACACTTTGCTGAGCCGGGCCGTCATAGGCTTTAACCAGCGTTACCTGAGTGGCGTTATCAATCGTTTTTACCGGCAGCGTATAGGTGACGCCACCGACAACGCTCACGATGAAATCACCGGCTTTCAGCTCGGTATTGAATGCCGTCCCCGTACCTTTCACTACGGCGGAGTTGTTTGTTAGGGTTAGAGTGCCTGCTGGCATGATGTTCTCCTGAATTTAGGCAACAAAAAACCCAGCGGCAGGCTGGGTTGTTAAAGGTCTTTAGGTGTTAGAAATATTTGTCCGAGTCCAAAATTATCATGCGGTGATTCAGTGTCATTGTTCTTCCGATTAGGTTTTTACCTTCGCCAAACTTTGCGCCTTTTCTTCCATAAACTCTGCCGCCTTGCATGCCTACGCCGAGATAGAAAAGATAAGTCCAGTTAGCTGTCCCCTCGCCCAGAAAACCATAATTCAGCACCGGAACCATCGGGCGGGATAACCCCGTCTCAATAGAACCCGCTCCATTCATTATTTGATAAGAGCTATATGAAACTGGCGTGTAACCCGTAGTGAAAACCAAGTCCCCAGCGTTATTCCAGATGGCAATACCATAATCAGGCATCTGCAAATCGGGTACAGTCGCCACAACACATATTCGCATCGTGGCACTAATACCATCGCTGGTAGCGCCGTGACCGTCGTTGATAATCCTCCAGCCACGTATTGCGTCAGTATATAAACCATCCCCATCCGGCATAATTGTTAATTCATAGTTCGCATTGAACCAGCTAACATAGATTACAGCATTTTCACGCCCCTGAACTCCATCAGGTATGCGCCAATATCCCGTAAAGTTAATTTCTTCCATATGTGTAATATATGAAATATGAGATTTACCCAGTGTTGCAAACTGAACTGAATCTGTCATGAGTATGCCGTATTCCGGCGGGTCACTCGCAGGCAACGTTTCGAATACCTTTCCCCGAAATGAAAGATTAGTTGCACCGCCTCTGTAACTGTCAGACCATGTCTTGATACCGTCATTCTCCCTGACATATCCGGTGAGGTTGCTGATGTTAGGTATTTCGTAATAATAACGTTCCATCGGAACTAAAAAAATTTCGCTACCGGGTGAAATCCCAGGCAATGGCGTCCACGCGTTACCATCACGAAGGTTTACATTAATCGGACCATCATAAACCTGCCTGACCATGCGAAGCCCGGAGTTAAACTCAATCATTTTCCCGTTTTGCGCTCGGGTCAGAATGCCGTACTCTTCCGCCATAACTGTTACCTCAGTTTACCGATCCGCAATACCAGCTGATTAGAGCTGTTGTAATAATCGTCACGGATGTTCGTCATCACTCGCCGTCCCTGGCCTGGGCTATTGCCGTTCATCTCAAACTCCCCATTTCTGAAGTTAATGCTCAGCCCCTGCTGGCCCGGCTGATAGTTATCAGATGACAGACGGTCTGATAATTTAGCTGTCCCAATTGAGGCATCCGCAATTTTCGCCGACGTGATAGAGGCGTTCTGAATGAACGCGTCGCTGATAAACACCTGGCCGTTGATTACAGCGAACGGTGAATATTGCGTGTCGCCGCTGCCGCTCATCAGCACAAACTGATTCGCGTTAAAGCCCACGCGGGTGGTGACCGGCCTGCCGTTTTCCGCCAATACCGCGATCGACATGCCGGCGTTGTAGAAGGTGCCGTTCACCCGCACGCCCGCTTTCAGCGTATGGATGGCCGTGGCACCGTCGGCGTCGACCGTCGCCGTCAGTTTGTCTTCCAGCACCGCCGTGACGTCGTCAATCTGCGCCTGCACCTGGGTTTTCATCTCGGCCAGCCCGCGATCGACCTCCGCGATGGTGGTTTTCACCACCATGATATCGGCGCGCACCGTACCGTACTGCGCCCACTGGTGATCCACCGTCGCGTTGTTGGCCAGCGCATTCTGCAAGATGGCGTCGATATTGGTGTCGATATCGCCCACCAGCCGCTCACCGTCTTTCGCGGTCAGGAGATCGTCGCCGATGTTCTCGAGATAATCGCCGGCGTCCGCGTTCGCCTGCCCGGCGGCCCAACCCGTCCAGTCCCCCTGATTGCCGGTGCGGTCTTGCAGCCGCGCGCGGAACCAGAAGGCCTGGCCGGCCTTCAACCCGGTCATGGCGTGGGTGTGCAGCGGGTACGGGATATCGGCCAGCAGCATCGCATTATTTCCGGCGGCGTTGTCCGCATACTGAATTTCGGTTTTCAGCGTATCTTCAGCGCCGGACGGGAACGCCCAGTCGAGCTGAATGCCCCACAGCAAAGGCGATGCCTTGAAGCCGACCGGCATCGGCGGCTTACCCTCTTTGCCCTTGAGGTAGGTTTCCATCGAGGTCGCCCAGACAGACGACACATTGCTGGCGTTGATGGCCCGCACGCGAACCCGATAACGACCGGCGTAAATCCCCGGCACCTCGAAACCGAGCGCGGAAGTGCGCGGCACCGACACCCAGTTGCCGTTATCTTTGCGCCATTCCGCCTCATAGGCGATGGCATTTTCAACCGCGCCCCAGGCGGCGCGCAGGGTGGTAATGGCGATCCCCTGGCTCACCGAGGAGTAGCTGTCGATGGCGATGTTTTTCGGCGGCGCCTGCACGCCGGGCGGAATGATGGAAATCGGGCGATCGTCGATACGCGCGCCGGTATCGATGCGGGCGTATTTATTCGGATCGTGTTCCGCGGCGTTGACGGTATAAGTATTGTCGCCGTTATCGGCGATGCCCACCACGCGGTAAAGCTGCACCGCCAGGTCGTCCGCGTCGATGGACCAGGCCGCCTCCGGCGCCGGCGCTTCGCTGTAGGCGGTGGTGACGGTCACCACGCGTTCATTCACCGCCTGCACGGTGCGCGCCTGCGCCCGGCCGGATGGCAGGTTGACGATCAGGCGATCGCCGGCTTTGGCGCCCGGCTTCCTGTCCAACGTCAGTTTACGGCCGTCCACGCCGCTGAGGCGCCCGCCAATCACCCGCCCGGCCAGCATCTGGTCCGCCACGCCGACGATATGCCCCGGCATAGGGATCATGCCGTCCAGCCCCACGGAGAAACTGACCGTACGATCCTTGCTGTTGGTCAACAGCGCCCAGCGACCGCGGCGATTCGCTTCGCTCGGCGTGGTGCAGCCGATGGCCGTCAGTTCGGTCTGGTTCACGTCGTAGCGGCGCACCAGATCGCTGTCGAATACCGCCTCTATCGCATCGGCGTAATGGTTGCCCGGATCGGACCAGCTGACCATCGCGGTGCTGTAACGGGTACGTTCGCTGGCGGAGGAATAGGTAAACTTGCCGTCGATGACGTTGGCGCGGGTGTAGGTGAAGTCCATATCGCGCGGCATGTCCGCCAGGGCGACCATTTGGTTTTGCCCCCAATAGGTCATGCCGCGGAAGATGCCGGCCAAATCGCTCAGTACCGTCCAGGCCTCTTCCCGCGACTGCAGATAAACGTTGCAGGTAAAGCGCGGCTCCATGCCCTCGCCGCCGCGCCCGTCCGGCACCGGCTGATCGCAATACTGCGCGATGCGATACAGCTCGGACTCGGAAACCTGGGAAGCGTCGATGCGATCGCCCAGGCCAAAACGCTCGGCCAAAATAATGTCGTAAAACACCCAAGCCGGGTTATCGCTGTAGGCCCATTTAAAGCCGCCGCTCCAGATGCCGGTATAGCTGCGCGTTTGCGGATCGTAGTTGTCCGGCACGCGGATCAGGCGGCCGCGCGGTTTGCAGCTGATCTTCGGGATGTTGGGGAACTGCTTCGAGTCGAACTCAACGTAAAGCAGCGCGGTGTTCGGGTAGCGCAGCTTGGCGTCGATGATTTCGGTCAGCGCCTCGATGTTCATGCGGTCGGCGATCCGGGCGCTGTTGGCGTTAGGCGTCAACCGGCGCACGCGCAGCTGCCATCCCGTGGTGGCCTTCGGCAAGTTGATGCGGTGCGAGCGTTCATACAGCGAGGTGGTTTTATCGTCGATCGCCGCCGTTAGCACCTCCTGGTAGCTGCCGCCGTCGGTCGCCACGTCGATGGCATACTCGATGCGATAGCCGTTGACGTCGCCGTTGTCCGCTTGCTTTTGCAGCATGGGCCACCCCAGGCGCAGGCGAACGGCGGAAAGTTGCAGGTTCGAGACGGAACGCACCCACGGCGCGCCGCTTTTCAGTTCGCTGCCAACCGAGATCTCATTCTCAACGGCGGGTATGCCCTGGATATATTCCTGCGCCTGCGAACCAGGGCGGAATTCCCAGCGGAAACCGGGAAAGTTTTCCGTTCCGTCGCTGCTCAGCACCGGCGTACCGTCAACAAAAATGTTTGTGCCATCCAGCCCGCCGGCAAACTCCCCTTCGCCCAATGCGAACAACATCTTCGCTCTGGCGATCGACTGAATGCTGTCCGGCGATTCTACCGGCGTGTGGCCGCCGCCGCCGCCGCCTTTTCGCCCACGGATCATGTTCTGTGCCATATTTCGCCCATAAAAAAAGCCGCTATTGCGGCTGTCTGTTCAAACGGATGTCGTTATTGCTGGTCTTCGGTATAAATGCCTGCGGAGATAATCGCCCCGCCAATTTCACGCGTGCCGTACAGCACGCCGACGGGGTTGCCCTGCGCCGTGGTATTGACCGGCCCGCCAAAAGCATAGCTCGGTTTATTTTCCGGGCCTTGCCGCATGCGCAGCCCGCCCATTTGCGGGGAAAGCATTTGGAGAATGCCACCGAGGGCCATGGAAGCACCGGCCATCGCCGCCATGCCAGTTCCCCCACCCGCCGTAAATGCCCCCAGAGCCCCCGTCCCTGCACCCGCAGAAACATACATGGCCACGGCAACCAGCGCCACGCCCAGCACGGTCTGGAATAATCCTGCGCGCTTGCTCCCAATCACGACGGGAACAAGGTGAATATCTTCCGTCCCTTTGGTGAGCTCCAGCTCATCCTGCCCGACATTGCGTTTACCAACGAAAATAGAAAATGTCAGGCCGCGTTTGTGCGCTTCAAGCATGTAGCGTTCAAAGCCTGGAAGCAGATTTTTCATCGCATCGATCGCTTTTGGCACCGTTGGCGCCCGATATTTAAATTCGCGGCCGAAAACCTTAATCATGGGACCATGAAAACGAATGGTTCTGAGAGGAATATCAATAAAATCCATACAACCTCCAATAAAAAGCCCCACTAGAATGGGGCTGTATATTTACTTGCGGGCGCTATTTATTATTATTTTACATTCGCGCTTATTAAGTTCAATACCACCTAGCGCTGTGGTTCCATTTTTACAGTCTGTTGAAAGTTTTCTAATACTCAACGCACCATATCTATCACCTTTTGCATCAAGTAGTTCGTTAATTTTTTTTGAGTCTGCCGTATTATATTTTTGCTGAGCATCCATTAATGCCATAAACCAAGCCCACTTCCTTACATACTCACCAAGAATTGGATCTTCGTCTATTTCTTTATGATGACTAAGATATGCATCCAGTGTAGTTGCATTAGCAAAAAAAGAAGTCATAAAACACAAAGCCAGCGCAGAGATTATTTTCTTCATTACCCTTTTCCTTAAGCTGAAAAGTGGAATGATAGCATCACATCAGCGCTTTGTGCCGCAACACCTTCACCGTTCGCTCCTTCCAATACCCACCATAAGGCACCCGCTGGCTGAGCATGCCGTACATATGGTGCAGCAACAGGCCATCTGCCAGCAGAATGCCGGCGTGGTTGGCCACCGGCGCCGAAACCTGCATGATCGCCATATCCCCCGGCTGCGGCGGGCCATCGAACTCGCGAAAGCCGCAGGCATGCCAGTTATCCAGATAGCGGTTTTCACCCCGCTCCCACCACGGATAATCAACGCGGTAATCCTGAAGCGTTATGCCGTGCTCCTGCCGGTAGTAGCTCATGACCAGCCCCCAACAATCGGTATGCCCCAGCACGAACTGGCGGCCCACCAGCGGCAGTTCGCCGCGCGGCAAGAGGGTGCGTAAATCCCCCTCCGGCCAGCTGGCTATCGCCCAAGGCAACGCCATCGCGTCGCACTGCGCCTTGTCCAATTCACTCGGCTGCGTGGTGGCGTCCGGGTGACTGTGCACAATAAGGGTGATGGTGCCCCATTCGGCGGCGGCCACGTAGTCTTCCGGCGCCAGATAAAACTGCTCGGTGGGGTTGTCCGCCAGGTTGCGACACGGGAAATAGCGCTCCACGCGGGACTTTTGCGCCACCACACCGCAGCATTCGCGCGGATACTCGGCCCTGGCGTGGGCCATAATGGCCGCCGCGGTTTTTTCTTTCATGCTCGCCCCCTACTGCCGGATCAACGCCGCGCCGGGGAAGCCGCCGAACGGCAGCGGCTCGTGCTCGCCAAAGCGTTTTTGGCAGTCGCTCAACAGCCCGCCGCAGCGATCCTGGCTCGGGTCATCCACCGGGTTGCCCTTGTCGTCAAAGTAACGGCTACCGGCGTAATCGCAGCCCTTGCCGGTGCGATAGCCGCCGCGCGAGCACCAGGTGCACAGGCTGTGGATTTGCCGGGTCGGGATGCGCAGTCCCCGCAGGTCAGCCGGACTCGAGAGTTCGAACTCCACCGCTTCGTCGCTTTCCGTCGCCTTGCGATCGATGTAGAACACCTGCAGCTTTTCCTGCAGCGGATCGGCCGAAGAGTTCCCTTGCGGGAAGTTGCGGGCATCAAGGTAGTGTACCAGCGTGTCGTGGATCCGCACCTTGGCCTGCGCCATGTCCTCAAACTGCAGGCAGAGCGCGCTGATCAGGCCATTGATATTGGCGACCGACAGCTTAGGCGCATTGCCCTGGCTGTCGGCGGAGATCTCCAGTCCTTCGACGCTAAACGGCCACGGGCCGTACTCCTGCCCCTGCCACCAGACCGATTTCGCCGGCAGTTTGGTTTCATCACCGCCGGCGGCGGCCAGCTCTTGCGGCGTAAAAGGCAGGGTATCGCAGTGAAAGCGCAGAATATCGGCGCCAAACCGGGTGCCGTCTACCTCAATCAGGCGGATGCGGTTGCCCGGCTCCAGCTTTTGCAAATCTGAATTCAGCATCGTCTCCCCCGGTTAAACGTGGAAGGCCTCGGTAAACGTGGCCGTCAGTGAATAGTTGTCCCCGCCCATGGCGACCGGCTTATAGCCCTCGCAGCGGTACAGGCCGGGAACCTGAGTTGGTGGCGTCCATTGGAAGGACTTCACCCCGTGATGGTTTTCCAGAAAGACGATGATCGGCGTGATGTAGTCATACTTGCCGACAAAGGTCAGATCCCAGGAGCGCACGATCGGGTTAATGCCATCGCCGGAAACCTGCGCATAGCCGTCGCCGAACTGCGCCTTTCTGACGCGAAAACGCGTATCGCCGGCGGCATTGACGCGCGCCGGAAATTCAAATGTCTGAATGCCCATTACATCCCCTTGATTGCTTTCCAAATCGGCTGGCCAGGCATCAGGTTGCGGTTGATCACCTTCTGGCTTTCCTGCGCGGCGATATTCCCCATCTGTTTACCGAACTCGCCCCATCCCGGATCGGCCTGCGAACTGACGTTGCCGCCGTTCTCGATGGTGATGTAGACATTCGGCGCCGCCGCAGGCTGCTGGCCGCCGCCGATCGCCCGCACGCCGAGCGAACCGTCCGCGCCGCGTTTGAGCGGCATGATGGCCTCCGGCCCGGCTTCGCCCATCAAGCCGGCGCCTCTGGCGAACGCGAACAATGTGGGATTGCTGACGATCTGGCCGCTGAATGCGCTAAGCGAAGGCGAGGCGTACACGCCGCCCTTGGCGTTAGGGAACATCGGCACAGGCCCCGGATCGTTACCGGTAGGCAAAAAGAAACTCATACCGGTTTTAAGGGCGTTAAACATCGCCATCTTAATCATCATACCGGTTAGGTCGTTCAGGATGGATTTGGCAAAATCACCGAAACTGGCTTTGCCGACGGTGACAAAGTTAGTCAGGGCGTTGGCCATGCCATCAAACGTTTGGGTCGTTATGTTTTTGACTTGCTCAAAAACGTTACCGCTATCACCCGTCCAAGCCAACAGGCCCTTTTTCAACCCGGCGACATAATCCCCTTTAATCGCCGCTTTTTTCTGTTCGGCATCGCGAACAATATCCAGTTGGCGTTGCTGTTCACTCGCGAGAATGTCTGCCTGTTGCACATATTGCTCGGAATTTTTATCTGCCACCTCCTTGTCCAACTGCAGGCGACGTTGATGGAACGACTCTCTGATCTGCTGCTCTGCGACCATTTGCTCATAGGCTTCAGGCGACAAAGTCATTTGTGCGTTCCGGTTGGAGTACTCCAGCTGTTTCGCGTCGGTTTCAGCTTTCAATCGCTGGCGCATATTTTCTTGCTGCTGCGCCAGACTGGCGATCTGATATTCGCGTTCGTTCGACAGTCGCTTACCATAAAGCGTTTTCAGTTCTTCGCTGGCTTCCTGCTCTTTGCGTACCGTCGTCTGCCCAGGCGCGTATTGTTCCGCGAGCTGTTGAAGCAGCTTCATGTACTGCTCCTGCTGCTTTTCTTGTCCACTCTTATCTGCCCCTGACCTACCAGCAGCTGACTGATCATCTTTAGGCTGCTCAGGAGTTACTATTGCATTAATATCAGATTGAAACTGGCTAATACGTTGGCCAAGCTCTGTATAAGCCAAAAAGCGAGCATCATTTACATTGTCAAGATTACGTTTAGCAGTTTCGATGGCCTTATCCATCGACTCCATATCCGCCGCCGTTCTGATCAACTCCTCCTTCCTGTCCTCCGGCTTACCAAACAAGAGACTGCCAATCCACCCCGCTTTATTAGCCTGCTCTATCCGTGTTTTCAGATATGTTTCATTACGTTGCAGCTGCTTTTTTTCATCAAAAAGCATCTGAAGCTGATCTCTATAATCCAGTTGCTTTACAGCTAACTGTTTATTAGACATCTTAGCCAATGTCGGGACGGTCTCTATTACTGCATCTTTCAATGCCAAAGCCGACTCACGGGCCAATTGGTTTTGCTCATGGAAGTACAGCATCGCCAACCCCGCCTGGATGGCGACACCGATCGGGCCGCCAAGAACCCCCAGCGCGACGTTGGCGACGCGAGAGGCAGAACCGACGCCGGTCGTCGCCTGAGCCGCCCCGCGCGCCGCCGCCGCCTGATCGCGCCAGGCCGCCGCGCTGTCATTCAGGCCGCCGGCCAGTTTCAGCATCTCCTCCGCGCGGCTGCCGCCTTCGCCGGAGGCGCTGCTCGCCTGGCGAGCCGCGTCGTCCAACTGCTTCATCTGCGCCGTCGCAGCGACGGTGATGGACGCAAGTTCGGTGAGCGCCTGCCCATACTGGCGCGACGTGGCGGCGAGCCCCTGCAGCGACAGCTCGACGCCGGCCAGCCCCGCCAGTTTTCCCGCCAGGCCACCAAGCGTGCCGCCGATGCGTTGATACGACTCGTCGGTCTTCTTCGCGTCCTGCTGAGCCTGGCGGTTAAATTTGGCGGATTGTTCCCCGGCGGTACGGTAAGCCGCCGTCAGTTTGTTTTTAAAGTTGGTGTCATTCAGTTGCAACCCGACGACCAACTGTGCGGTATCAGCCATTTCCCAGCACTCGCATAACGTCAGCACACTGCATATCAATACTGCTTTGCGCGGGCTGACCGGATTGATGAACGGGGGCACTCTCCGCCGCATCGGCCGTCATGCCTTGCAGTTTGAAGTATGCCCGCCAGTGATTCAGGATGTGCGCCGGCAGCGCGGCGATCTTGCGAGGATCCGACTCACCCCAGCGATCGGCCAGTTGGAACACCAACATCAGCCAGGGCGAGTCAGTCAGTTTTTTTCCGCTTCCTCCAGGCTGCCGACCGCATGGCGCTTAACGGCGCCGATGGCTTCGACCAGCGTCGGGTTGTCGTGCGCCGCCAGCAGATCTTCAACGCTCGGCAAGGCGCCGGCCGGGATGCGTTTGCCGTCCGGCGTCATCAGGCAAGACAGCAGCAGCTGCACGTTGAGCTGTGCGGCTTTGTTCATATCACCGCTGTCGATGGCGGCCTTCATGCCGTCTTCGTTTTCCTGCAGTTCCGCCGCTTTCAGGCGGCGGATAAAGGCTTTGGCGCCAAAGATCTGCGTTTCGATCACGTGGTCGTCGGATTTCAGCAGCGCCGCTTTCAGCGCTTTCAGATCGTATTTCTCAGTCATCGGTTTTTCCTTGTTCATATAATGTGCTCTGCATGAAGAAAATTGCCGCAGGCCACATGGCCCGCGGCGGAAGCGATCGCGTCGAGCGCCCTCAGGCGTTAAGCCAGCGCGCTCGTCGGTTCGTCACACCTTCGGGGTAACCGAGCCCCAGGTGTTGCTGTTTTGCTTGCCCTGAACGGTAATCTGAATGACTTCACTCGCCGGGGCGGTGATCTCATTCATTTTCCAGCCGGACAGCGACAGGATGGAGGTGGAAGTGCGGCCGTTCGGCAGCTCGACGTAAAACTGTACCGTTTCGCGCTTGTCCGCCGCATTCAGCAGCGCCGCGAAATCGGCGTTGGACGGATCGTCGATGAAACCGATGGATTTCTCCGCGCCTTCCGGCAGGTCGGAAATAAACTGCTTGGCGGTATCCAGCAGCGTGGTGCAATCGACAAAACCGCCGGTTTGCCCCATTTCACCCACCGCTTTACAGTTGGTCAGCGCCTTCATGGCCGTGGGCGCAGCCCCAACGGTGCCCCATTTGACGATAGTGCCGGCAGGCAGCATGGCGTATTCTGGCGAAGTTTTATCAGCCATAGTTTTTCTCTCTCTTTTTTGATGAAGGATGGTAGCGGTCGCTACCGGTTTTCGATGCCATAGCGGACGTTAGCCGCCAGGATGCGTAACACTTGGTGCTTATGGTGATCCAACGCAGGGCGAATAAACGGGGCGGCGGCTTGCGTTGCCGTGCCGTACTCCTGCGCCAGGGCTCGGTGGTAATGCTGTTTACTGGGGCCGACGCGCAACGTCACCGCGTTCCATCCGGTAACGATCGGGCGTATCGCGATGCCGGCGCTCAGCGATGGCTCGCTGTTTGGCGCCCCCCGATCGGCACACTGTCGCATCGTGCCAAGGACCGGGGCTAACGCGGCGTGGCCGGCTTCCGGCAGAATGTGGCTGGTGACCTCGCGCCGAATCGTTTCCAACCGGCGAGTCAATTCCGCCATGCCGGAAACCTTCATGGCGATCACACCGCCACCTCGGAATGCGTGATGAGGTAATCGCGCGCCATCCGATACTGAACGCGGTCATCTGCCAGGGGCGTGGCGCTCTGCAAAAGGGTGCTGCGCGCGACAGCCTGTACCGGCCATTGGCCGATATGGCCATGCCGAACCCCTTCCCAGGCATTCAAAACCGCCTTATCCAGAGCGATCAGCCGGGAGTAATCGTCGATCACGTACAGCACGATCTGAAAACGGCTTTGCACCAGCGAGCTGTCAACCAGACCGGTGTTCACTTTCAGATCGCTGATCTTCTGATAGGTCACGCCTTCTTGCTGCGGATCCGGCAAGATCAGCGGGTAAGCCGCCAGATGGGTTAGCGTGGCCAGCGAGCGTTGGATTTCATCTTCAATCATTTGGGCAAGATCTCCGTCGTTTTGAGGGGGGAATCGTTGTGCAGACGCATTCGGGCATCAGGACAGGAACAGCGCGCGTTCCGCCGCGCGCCGGGCAACCAACCCATCGAGCCGCACGCCGCCCGCATTGACCCATCGACCGAACTGGTCGGCCGCTCCCTGCCGATCGCCGGCGTTCAACCGGCGCAGCAGCGTCGAGTTCTCCAGCGCGCGCAGGCCCAGGTTATAGGCAAAGCTCACCAGCGCATCGAACTGCCCCTGCGTGATCGTCACCGCCACCCGCCGTTCGACGCCCTGTTCGAATTGGGCGATACCGCACAGCAGCAAACGCTCGGCCGTTGCGGCATCGATCGCCATGCCGGCACCCACTTTTCGTCCTGCGACCGGCTGGGTCCAACCGTAACCGATGGTCCAAACGCCGACCGAGTCCTGATAAGCCTGCAATCGCAAACCTTCGAAACGCTTGATCAGCGCTATGCCATCGTCACTTATCTTCATGGTTTCCTCCTGACGCTTTATTGAGAAATCGGCGTTCCAATGCCTTGATCAGCGATGCTCCCGACCACCCCGCCATGCCGCATACGCCGCCCATCACCTCCGAAGGCCAGTCGTAATGCAGCGCAATCATCACCATGGTCAAACCGGCGAAAATAGAAACGAACAGCTGCAAGAACAGCGTCCTCCAGCTAAAGGTTTCGCCGTTCAAGACCTTGAAGGAATAGCTGGCGATCGCCCCCAGCAGCGTCATGCCGAAAGCAAGCAGCATTGAAAGAATGTTTGGTTCATTTTTCCAAGGCATAATCATCACCCTCCCCTTGCCGGGGCATAGCCCGATCTTCGGGAGTCATGGAAAAGAGCCGCTAAATGCGGCGCTTCTCCCCGTCATTCCTGTTCCATTTAAAAAGCGGCCATTTACGCTGTTGAAAATGGCTTATTCGCTCTGCTGAGCCTGGGCAGATAAATAAGATTGCGCTGTTTTATAAAGAAGAAGGATTAGCCTCCCGTCGTGGTCATTCAACGACAGTCATTATTCAGTGAGTGATTGACCGTTTTGACAAGGAGGCTAAAAATGAAAAACCCCGCCGGAGCGAGGTTTATCTATCGTGCGGCGGCGCCGGCAACAATTCAATTTTATCAGATTACCGACTTATTTGCGTACGCGTGAGTCTTTTATGATAAAAAATAAAACCCCGCCAGAGCGAGGTTTATCTATCGTGCAGCGGCGCCGGCAACGACTCAGTTTTATCAGATTACCGGCTTATTTGCGTACGCGTGAGTCTTTTATGATAAAAAATAAAACCCCGCCGGAGCGAGGTTTATCTATCGTGCGGCGGCGCCGGCAACGACTCAGTTTTAGCAGATTACCGGCTTATTTGCGTACGCGTGAGTCTTTTATGATAAAAAAATAAAACCCCGCCGGAGCGAGGTTTATCTATCGTGCGGCGGCGCCGGCAACGACTCAGTTTTATCATATTACCGGCTTATTTGCGTACGCGTGAGCTTTTTTTAATTATGGCGACGCGCAAGATATTTTACTCGCCCTTATTATTCCTTATATCATTAGGAGGCGAAAAATAAGCCCTCTTCAATTTCAACGGCAGCCTTTTCAGCGATCCATACTCAACGTTATATCCAGCATCGCCAGGCATCCACCGATAAATCCCTCCGCCGTTTGCATCTCTTTACGTATCGTACCGTCTGAACATTTCCTTTTCAGGGCAATCTTGCGCAGAGATATGCCATAAACATGGTGGGCAATGATGAGATCGAACTCTTCGGGTTTGTATTTCTTCAATCTGCCCACGCAACCGTCGATCACCAGGCCGTCATCATCGCAGCAGGAGAGCTCGCCATTCGATTTATAGGACAACAGCCCTTTGAATCCGGCGGCAATGGGGGAATAATCAATGCCGCTGTTATCCCTGGCCCATACGCCCCATCGCTCCAACACTTCATTCATATCTCTCATGCTTCCACCTCCTTTGGGCGTTTCCCACATCGCCAAGGCTCCATGTCGCTTACCGACGTCGGTCGAGCCGTTGTGCTGCTCGGCGTGCTCGCCGAGGAATGCCGCACCAAATACTGTATAAATAAACAGTATCAAGTATACCCAGAGGTATCTTTTTTTCAATAGCGAAAAGCCATTTACCTGCAGCTAAATTTAGGTACGATGGCCTCATGAAAAACGAGCAAAAATTGCACCTGCAGGAGATGCGGCGAGAGCGCCTGATCATCCTGATCGACAACCTCGGCGTCGGAGGCCAAAAGCGCCTTGCCGAGGCGCTCGGCATTGCAGCTGACTATGTCTCTCGCCTGCTCTACCCGTCGGGCAAGAAAGGAAAAAAAGGCATCAGTGGCGATATGGCGCGAAGGATTGAACAGTACTTCGCCGTGCAAATCGGCTGGCTGGACGGCCTGGAGCAAACCGGGCTACGCCCCGCCAGGAAGAAGGCCGCGCAGGCCCCGGGTAAAACGCTGCCGCTGTTGGCGTGGACACTGCCGTTGTCTCACGAACAGCTGAACAAAGGGACGGCCGTCCACTACCCGGCGATGGTGCAGTGCAGCGTTCAGGCCTACTGGCTGCCCGTGCGGGATGACACGATGAGTGGCTCTACCGGCGCCAATTACCCGAAGGGCGCCTTGATACTTGTCGAACCCACTGCGGCCGGCATAACCGAGCTCGTCTCCGGCGACAAGGTGATAGCGAAACGCTGCGACAATGCTGAGCTCACCTTTAGAAAGTATGTTGAGGAAGCAGGACATCGATGGCTTAAGGGGAGCATGCCGGATTGCCCGGCGCTGAATGCCGATGAGTACGCGATTATCGGAGTGGTGCTTGGCGCCTGGCTGCCCTAG